AGGAGCCTTAAATGGCCAATACCCTGACCGGGATCATCCCGACCCTGTACGAAGCCCTGAACACCGTTTCCCGCGAAATGGTGGGCTTCATCCCTGCGGTGCGCCGCGACTCGAACGCCGAACGCGCGGCTGTTGATCAGGTGGTTCGTGTGCCGCTCGGTGAAGCCGGTGCACTGGAGGACGTCACGCCCGGCGTTTCTCCCGCAAACTCTGGCGATACAACCGTTGGCTACACCGACGTGAAGATCACCAAGTCCAAGGCTGCGCCGGTGCGCTGGAACGGTGAAGAGCAGCGCGCGGTTGGCACCAGTGGCACCTACAACCAGGTGCTGGCCGATCAGTTCACCGACGCCATGCGCAAGCTGGTAAACGCGGTGGAGGTTGATCTGTCACTGGCTGCCAAAACCGGCGCTTCGCGCGCCTACGGTGTTGCTTCCGACGTGCCGTTCAAGACCGCTGGCGACCTGTCCGACTTCGCCGGCATCGCGCAGATTCTGGACGTGAACGGCGCGCCTGTGGTGGATCGTCAGCTCGTGCTTGGATCGTCCGCCATGGCGAACCTGCGCGGCAAGCAATCGGTGCTGTTCAAGGTCAACGAGGCCGGCTCCAATGACATGCTGCGCAACGGCATGACCGACCGCGTGCAGAACTTCGCGCTGCGCTACTCGGGCGGCATTGCCAAGCACACCAAGGGCACCGGAGCAAGCTACGTGACCGATGGCGCGCATGCTGCTGGCATCACCGGCGTGAAGGTGAAAACCGGCACCGGAACCGTGCTGGCTGGCGACGTGTTGACGTTCGACTCTGGCACGGACAAATACGTTGTCGGCACCGGCATCGCTGCCGCTGGCACGCTGCAACTGAACAAGCCAGGCCTGCTGTCTGCGGTTGCGGACGCGAAGACCGCAGCCATCGGTGCCGACTACGTGCCGAACGCTGCCTTTGCGCGCAACGCCATCGTTCTGGTGGCCCGCGCCCCGGCGGTGCCGATTGGCGGCGACTCGGCCGATGACGCCATGACCATCACCGATCCGGTGACGGGTATGACGTTCGAGGTTCGCGTGTATCGCCAGTATCGCCAAGTCAAGTACGAGGTGTGCCTGGCCTGGGGCTGTGCGGTGGTGAAGCCCGAGCACGTCGCTCTGCTGATTGGCGCCTGACGCCTGTTGAATCGAAAAGGCCCGGCCTTGCGCTGGGCCTTTTCAATGGAGAAAGACATGCGGCTTGTGACTGTCGCCAAGAATGGCGAGTGCCTGGACGTGCATCCAGAAACGCTAGCGGAGCACCAGAAACTGGGCTGGGTGGTGTGCGAGCGCGAAGAAGTGGAGGCGGAAGAAACCGCGCCCACCGACGAAGCGCCCGAAGTCCCAAAGCGTCGCGGCCGTCCGCCGAAAAAGGCTGAGTAATGGCCCTGATCGTCGCCCCTGCGGATGGCTACGACACGCTGGTGTCTGCCGCTGATGCTGATGCCTATTGGGAAAGCATGGGAGGCGCGTGGCTGGACTTCCTGCCAGCTGATCGTGAAGCGGCCCTGCGCCGTGGCACCCAGTACGTGCTGGCGCGCCGGGTGAAGCCGGAAAACCTAGACCCGGTGCATACCCGCGTCAAGGCGGCTACATGCGAAGCGGCCATGCTGCACCTGACTGGCATGCTGTACGCAACGAGCATCGATGCAGCAGCCGTCACCAGCGAGCGCGTGGGCGAGATTGCGGTGAGCTACGCCGTTCCGACGAATGGCGGCCGGGCGCGGTTCCCGGTGATTGATGACCTGCTGCGTGGCCTGATTGTGGGCGGTGGCGTGGTGGAGTTGGTGAGGGCCTGACGTGGCATTCGACTACGCGCGCCCTGCGGCTACGGCAAAGCGCCTGCTGACCCGTTTCGGCCAGGTGGTGACCATCAAGCGCACCACGCCTGGCGCGTATGACCCGGCCACCGGGACGGTGTCTGGCGGGACTGTTGGCTATTCGTGCGCCGGCGCGGTGATGAACTACGCCAGCCGGGACATTGATGGGACGCTGGTGCAGCGTGGCGACGTGCGCGTGCTGCTGGCACCTGATGCGGCATTCGAGCCGAAGCCGGGAGATACCGTGACGCTGGCTGATACGACGGAGCTGACCGTGATCAACGCGCAGGCCACCAAGCCGGCTGGCTCGCCTGTGCTGTACGAGGTGCAGGCGCGTGGCTAACCTGGGCGATCAACTCAAGGCCATTGCCGAGCGCAACAAGGTCAAACTGTCGCTGGTGGTGCGCAAAACCGTGCTGGATATGGCAGGGCAGATGATCCGCTTGAGTCCGGTAGACACGGGCAGATTCCGCAGCAATTGGCAGTACGGCGGCGGTTTGATGAACACCGACACGGGAAGCCGCATTGATGCCAGTGGCGCTAGTTCGATTGGTCGAATCACCGCCGGTATTGGCGGCTGGAGGCCCGGTGAAACCATGTGGATAACCAACTCATTGCCCTACGCGCAGCGTTTGGAAAGTGGCTGGTCAAAGCAGGCACCGGCTGGCGTGGTGCGCACCACGTTTGCAAGTTTCGAGGCGCATTTTGCTCGTGCTTTTGGTGAGGTTGCAGCATGAGCCAGCAGCGTATTCGAGCGGCATTTGAAACCCGCCTTGCCGCCTGGGCGACGGCGCAGTCCTTGCCCGTGATCTGGCAAAACGTGAGCGCAGCAGAGCCGAAGGTTAATCACTTGCGCGCCTACATGCTGCCAGCTGAAACATCGGCGCGCGACGTGGCCGGTCAAAACCGCAGCTATCGCGGGCTGTTTCAGGTGTCGGTGTTCACCAAAGCCGGGATTGGTTCTGCACAGGCTGAGGCGATTGCTCGGGCGCTGGATGAACTATTCCCGGTCACGCTGCGCATGTTGTCGGCCGGCATTGCCGTGCAGGTACTGACTCCAATGTCGACGCGCCCGGCCGTGGTTGAAACAGACTGGTATTCGATTCCGGTCGATTGCCGCTATGGAGCGGAAGAGGTGCTTTCTTGAACATTCACACCGTTGTCCTTTTGGAGACGTTCGTTCGTCTCGCAAAGGGGATGATCGCCGCGCTTGAAAAGTGGATTGAAGCCCGCAAGGCTGATTCACTGTAAGCGCTGGAGCGCTCGCAGGCCGCTTAACCAACCCGCCTGCCACATTCAACTGCCTCGGGGCGCGTCACTCGCAAGACGCACGCGCCACAGCCCTCGCAGAAGCCAATTCGCCCCGCAAGGGGCTCATTCACTTCTGAAAGGGCCAAATCATGGCTTACAGTTTTGCAGATGGTTCGCGGTTTTTGCTCGGCACCGTTCTGGGGCCTTCGGTCAACATCACCGCAGCGTCGAACGCAAACCCGACGGTTCTGACCGCCACCAACACGTTCACCGCTGGCGACGAGATTCTTGTCAGCTCAGGCTGGGACGATCTGACCGACACGGTTTACAAGCCGAGTGCGTTCAGCGGGTCTAGCATTACCTTGGGTGGTTCATCTCCCATCGACACCACGGACACCAACTTCTACCCGACCGGCTCCGGCACTGGCACGGCGCAGAAGGTGACAACGTGGGTCGAGATCGGCCAGGTGCTGAACATCAACAGCTCTGGCGGCGATCCGAAGTTCGTGAACATCGAGCCTCTGGCACGTCGCAACGCCATTCAGGTGCCGGTTGGATTCAACCCGCAGTCCATCCAACTGGACATTGGCTATGACCCGACGCTGGCAGGCTATCAGGCGCTGGTGGCTGCGGCTCGTACGCTGCAAAAGCGAGCGTTCAAGTTCGTGCTGTCTGGTGGGCAGACTGGCTATGGCTATGGCTACATCGCTGTAAGCGAAATGCCGAAGCTCGCAAAAGGCTCCCCGAATACGGTCAGCGCATCCATTGCCCTGCTGGGCAAGTTCGTCGGCTATCAGTAATCCGTACTGAGGGCCGATCCCGCCTCACACAGCGAAAGCCGTGTGGGGCTTTTTCATGAAAGGCCCGAAATGGCGAAATACAAGTTTGGCTCCAAGCCGAAAACGTTCAGCAAAAACATCAAGTGGAAAGAGGTGGACGGCAATTCACTCGAATTGCAGATCGTGTTCAACACGGCCACCAGCGACGAATGCGCAGAAATGATAACGGTGATGTTTGACACCGTGAACAAGGAGCGAGGCGGCGTCGAAGTGGCGGACATGTCGATCAAGGACATTGTGAAAACCAACCGCCAAGGCGCGGCTGATTTTCTGCTGAAGGCCATCAACTCGTGGGAGTTGGAGGACGATCTGACGCGCGACAACGTGTTGCGCTTCATGAATGAGCAGCCCGGCGGTTCCGAGGCGGCGATCACGGCTTTTCGTGATGCCTGCATGCAGGGCCGGATGGGAAACTGAAGGAGCTTGCCAGGTCGGTGTACCAGAAAAGCGAATCTGACCGGCCAAAAATGGTCGGCTTTGATTTGTTTTCCATGGCGAAGGAAGAAGAAATTGACGTATGGCCTGAGTGCGTTCAGGCATTTCAATTCTTCCTTCGCTTGCGCACGCAATGGAGAGTTGGCATGGCCGGGGCAACCGGGCTTGATTACGCCGCCGTTGATGTTTTGATGCGTATGGATGATGTACCTGCCGAGCAAGCTTCATCGTTGTTTGAAGATATTCAGATGATGGAATACGAGGCCCTCGAAGCGATGGCCGAGCAATCCAGCAACAAGTAAACAGCAGCCCGCCTAGCGCGGGTTGTTGCATTGGGACGCCACATGAGCGAAGACATTGCCAGCATTGGCTTCAAGGTTGACACCTCGGATATTGAGCGTGGCAACGTTGCGCTTGATGCATTGGCGTCCAAGGGCGAAGCGGTCGATAAATCTGTCTCTCAAGTAGAGGCGGCGGCAAGCAAAACCAGCAAGAGCCTTGACAACCTCGGGCGCAGTGTTCATGGCGTCAACATGGGCGGCCTTGGTGGCGCGGCGCAGACGGCCGCGACCGGCATGGGCGCGGCCGGAAAAGCGGCTGAGAGCGGGGCCACCGGTGTTAAGCGCATGGCCGACGTCCTGGGCGGGTTTTCGCGCGACACCAGCAAAGCCGCCGATGCGCTGGGCCTGTACGCCAGCAGCACCAAGAATGCCATCGATCACCAAAGGGAGTTGGAGCGCATTCTTGACCGCGCCAATCCATCGTCGGCGGCGGCGCGGCAGTTGTCCGAAGAAGTGCAGACTCTGAACCGGGCACTGCGTGAGGGGGCAATCGGCAACGACACCTATCGCACGTCGATGCGCAACGTGTTCGATGAAGCGGAGAAGGCCGCAGGTGGCGTGTCGAAAGTCGGCACGGCGGCAAGCATGGTGACCGGCGTTCTTACGAGGCTTGCTGGGGCTGCAGCTGTCGCGTTCTCATTCAAGAAATTCATCGACGAAACTATTGCCGCCGAGCAGGCGCAGGCGCAGTTGCAGGCGGTGCTGAAGTCAACCGGCGAGTCGGCTGGGTGGACAAGCGATCAACTAAACGCCATGGCGCAGGGCCTGGCATCGAAGAGCATTTTCAGCGTCGATCAGATCAAGGCCGCCGAAACCCGCCTGCTGTCCTACACCGGCATCGTCGGGCAGCAGTTCCCGCGCGCGATGCAGGCGGTGATCGATATGTCCTCGCGCATGGGCATGGAAGTCACCTCAGCGGCGGAGCAGATCGGGCGAGCACTGGACATTCCAAGCCAAGGCTTGACTGCGCTTACGCGGCAGGGATTTCGCTTCACCGAAGAGCAGAAGGAAATGGTGAAGCAGCTTGAAGAAACCGGGCGTGTGGCCGAGGCGCAGGCCATCGTGCTGTCGGCTGTCGAGTCGAGCTATGGCGGAGCGGCAGAAGCGGCGCGCGGGACGTTCGGCGGGGCGCTCAAGGAGTTGCAGAACTCGATCAATGACTTGATGACTGGCGACAGTTCAGTTCCAGCATTAACGGATGTTGTCAATGGTCTTACGAGCGCCGTAAAAACTGCGGGGGCGATTATCGGTGAAATGAAGGTGTCAACCGATGCTGTAGCCGGGAGCATTTCCGCTGCGGCTTTGGTTGGCAATGGGTTTTCTATCCTGCTTGAGACGGTTGCGGTTCTTGCCGTGAACGTGGCATATGTTCTGAGCGGTGTAGGTCGTGAGATTGGCGGTATCGCGGCTCAAGGCGCAGCTCTCATGCGCTTCGAC